AGAACGACCCGACCTCGCACCAGCGACGGCTGAATCCGAAGTTCGTGGAATGGCTGATGGGATGGCCGGAGGACTGGATAACATTCGTCGTGCTGGGCTACTCAGATTCCTCGGAAACGGAGTAGTACCACAGCAGGCAGCAACAGCCCTGGCAATACTATATGAAAGGATAGCAAACAATGAAAGCACCTCCTAAACAACTTTTAGTTTTCGATAGAAAATTTGCTATGCCAAGCAAGCATACATTTACGATCAAGCCTATTAAAGAATTACTTGCAGAAGAAGTTGGGCTAAATAACATAGGTTGGGCTGACCCGTTTGCAGGCTGGAACAGCCCTGCTTTTTACGCTAACGACCTTGACCCGGCGGCTCCAACAAACTGGCATATGAAAGCAGAAGAATTTGCTACCGTTGCGCCTGATGAATTAGAAGGGGTTTTATTCGACCCCCCATATTCACGGCAAATATCAGAAAACGCCTCTTTAAACAAACGAGTTAAAGATGTATTCGCCCCCAAGATAAAAGCAGGAGGCAAGGCTATTTGTTTTGGTTGGAATAGCCAGGGATTCGGCATCAAGCGTGGGTTCCAATTAGAACGTGTTTTACTTGTGCCACATGGTGCTGGACACAACGACACAATCGTTACGGTTGAGCGGAAGATTCAGGCGGATTTGTTAGAACAATGAAAACACCTCCTAAACGATGTATAAAGGGTGAAGCACACCATTGGATGATATCTTCTCCGAGCGGGGCTAATCAGAAAGGAACCTGCAAGAAGTGTGGGAAATCCTACGACGGGTTTAAAAATACCTTTGATTATTCCTACTGGCGTAACTTCAAGGAAAACGCTACCAAGAAGAAGAAAACAAGAAAGACAGTTTCACGTTGGGACAAGAAACATAACCGTTCCAAATTCCAAACCCATCCCACAAAACTGTCCTAGTCGGTTTGGAATACATTCTAAAAATAATGAGAGATAAGAATAAATGCAATCAGAAGATGCCTGATAATATCCCTCTCCGGTTCAGGCCCGACTCAAACAACTGTCTCCTGGACAAGGATCACGAGGATATAAACCATATGTCGGCTTTCTCCGGTGATAACTGGAACTTAGTGTTCTACTGGAGGGAATGATATAATTTTCTTGAGTGATTGGTAGTCAACTCAACACCCCCGATTATTGCGGACACGATGGTCGGGGGTTTATAATTTTATATATTCTCCCTGCGTCGTTTTGAGTTTCTTCATTGTCTCATCCTTTCGGACGCAGGGAGATTCTTATTTGATACAATGAAAATGATCCGTCAGGTTCCAAGGCTTTTTCGTTGTTTTTCAAAATTCTCTTTCCTGGCGGATCTTTTACTCCTCCGGCGCAACGCACGCTGGGGGAGTTTTATTTTAACGGGGGTAACGGATACTTACCGCACCAGTGACAGGCTAGTCTACGGTGCGTTTCCGAATCGTACATATGCTTTTCAACGGTAGCAGTAAGTACCTTAATGCTCCTCGCGGATTTCCTATGTGTCCATGCACGATGAGCTATGTTGATAGCCAATGTGAAGATGGTAGAAATAATTCCTACCCCAAGAATATAGTCATACATGACTACTGAACCTTGATTGGTTTCTCCACGGTTCCGTCACTCATGTGGCGGTACTTAACCGCATCCCCAATTATAAAGTCAGCAGAGTTTATATCCGCATCGTCACCAATCTGGGTATCAGCCATAAAGAACTCCCCAATATCCATTATCTCGAATAGTGCAGTACCTATATTGGCGTGTACGTTATCAAATATGAGGTTGTCGATGACAACATCACCTGTCCCACCCAGTACCTTGATTAATATTCTATCGACAATCATGTCGGAAGCAGAATAATCACCGGCTCCACGAGCTGAACCTATACTTATATCCACAGTATCCGTCGTACTCAGCGTAGGCGTGAACGTATGCCCTGCCACCTCTACTCCGGCACTAATGGTAATCGTATGTATCCTAGTGGCTCCGGTAATCGTCATCGTTGGAAATGAACTGTTCGTTATTCTAAAATCATCCACGACAATCTTTTGTACCCCTAGTCCTGACACTTCAATTGAGTTAGTTAGTCCTGCCTTGCCCAATGATATGTCCTCGAACTTCATCTCGGTAATCCTAGCACCTCCGGGTATATTGATTTGCAGGGTCTGGTTCCTGTCTGCGGAGATTTCCCCCATCTCTGGGTATCCCAGTAACGGTTGTCCCGTACGTGACGGTACAGTATAGACTGCACCAGCGGTAGGATACGTAATGTCTTCATCCCCACTTTGGATAAGCAGTACCGTACTGGCAAGAAAGCCAACCACGACCATACCGAATGACCCGAACAGTAGCTTGCCACCACCAAGGTATAGACCTCCGGGCAACGGGAGCCGAACAGAGTTCAGCCAATCGAATCCCGGTAACTTTATGTTCGGTATTCCTATCCTAAATTTTCTAGGTTTCATTACCTTTTTTTCCTTTTATATCGTCTACAAGCAGACCTGTAATTACCCCTGCGGCTGCGCTCACAGGATTGGCAAATATACTGAAGGCCACCAAAATTATATCTAAATGGGGCGCAACGGTGGTCGGATTTGATGTAGTCTTCCATACTATCAAAACCCCCAAGCTAACAAAAGCAAGGAAAAGAGGTCCTATTAATACGATTGTTAGAAATTGACTGCCCGTAAGAGTAGTCTTTGTCTTCTGCTCAAGCTCCGCTATCTTTGACCTTGCATCAATAAGCTCTTTCTGCAAGTCTAAATCCGTAGTCATTCTAGTTACTGTCGCTCTGAAGAACGTCTTTGGCTAGAGCAATTATTCCTGCCACGCAACCGACAGTCACTTCGTTAAGTCCCTTATAGATTCCAATAACAGCGATAATACCTAGTATTAATAGGGCTACGAATATCTGCGGACGCAACTTGGACATTAATATTTGGACCGTTTCCTAGTCATCTTACGACCAGTACGCTTGGCTTCCCGCTTTGCGGCAGCCCTGCCCTTGGCTGTATTTGGCATTGGCACGCCTCCCTTTTTTCAATCGCATCTGAAACTGCAAATAAACCATTTGCTATCCTATCTAAAGAGTCAACAACATTCGCAGGTTCGTCATTACTATCCCTAACATTTGCCGACCAAAGTTGATCTGCGATAGAGTTTAATGCATTTGTTATATATTCTGGAAAGTGGGTTACTTCTACCTCTACCTGATCTGTCATTATTTTTTCCTTTCCACTATCACTGTGCGGCTACTATGCTTTTCCTTTTTAAATATCCCAAGCCTTTTCCCAAACCCTGACCATTCAGGTACGGTTACCTTACCATCGGCAAGCATCTTGGTCCCGTAATCAAACGCTGCCTTCCGTTCCTCAGCAGTATCTAACGAACCATATATCCTCATCATCAAATCAACCATGCTTTTTAGATCCGGCGGTAGCAACGGCTTGATCATCTTTAACAGAGACATCGTCTCCTCCTTTAACTTCGACTGCTTTTACCCGTGACTTTGCGGCAGCCATAACGCATCTGCGGAAATTCTCATCCTCAGCTAAGTACATCTCCGCTACTGTAATAATATCAGTAACTGTTATTTCCACCTGTGGCGCAGTTCCGTTAGTTGTCATTAGGTTCTCCTATGGCTTTGGGTGTCTATCTTTTATCGCTTGTATGAAATCTTTAAACGTAGTTGTTCCATTAACCTGATCCCAGAAAATCATATCAAGTTGCGCTCCGGGTGATGGATATTCATTCAGACGGCTAAGCTGATACTCCTCCATATGTTCGATACGGTCGCTGGTCGGTGGGTTGGGAAAGTTTATCGTCATTTTATATTCCTCCTATGCATTTGGTGAATCTCCTAATCGTATGAAAGTTACATATGTGTAACTATTCCTTATTCTACTATCCGTAGGTACACCATAACCTTTAAACTGTACTTTATTATTACTCGTATTCGCGACATCAAATAATTGGTGCATATTCACCTCGTCGTAAGGCCAAGCACCCGATGGCAGATTAATATAACTTTGGAG